AAGATTCTTTATTCACAATAGAAGAAGTACCACCAAATTTGACGAAGAACCAGATACGGAGATAAAAAACTGAAATATAGTAGCAAAGATGGTAAATCTCTGAAAAATGGAGATTTAAACGAGGAAATATATATAGAAAGAAATTTGATTCCTGCTAAATGACTATTTCAAATTTTGAGTTTGAAATAGTCACAAAAAGTCCCGATTGTATTTACAGTCGGGACTTTTTTGTGTCCTTTTTTAAGGTCGAACTCAGACGTAATTTTGCATATAAAGTTTAAGATATATGGGATTGAATAAAAGATTGTATGAAGAAAAGCAAAATAGAAAGGTTAAATATAATCGAATGCCCGATAATAGGTGGCCTCTTGATGTGACTATCGAAGGAGATACAGGAATGACTCAACAGTGGGAACGGCAGCAAGATACAAAAGCTGTAGCGTTATTCAATAAGAAAATTCGAGCGTGGGGAGCAAAAGTAGATAGTGCGCTTCGAACATCAATTGGAATTCACATAGAGGAGGATAAAGAACTGTCAAAAAGTCTAAAACAGAATTATAGACATTTTGGAAAGTCTCCTAAGAGAGGTGAAGAAATCACAAGTATTGGATTTAGATTTAGAGAAGAAGGGATATTTGTGCATTTAGGTGTCGGAAAGGGATATAACATGGAAGGAGGGACGCGGGTCATAACTAAAAAAACAGATAGAGAATGGCGGAGACGTCCTAAACCATGGTTTAATTCTATCATAGAAAAACATATTCCAGAATTAGTTGAGATAGTGAAAGAATATTGTGGCTCATTAATAATAAATACAACTAGAATTTATATAAATAGAAATGGCTGAAATAAAGGAGAAAATTGGAGGCTTCCGGTTTGTTGATGCTGGAGTAGGTACCTATGCCATCAATATGAGTTTAGGTAACAATGAACTAAGTAGTTTTTTTAATGGTTCTTCCTCCAACTGGGATGGTGATCCGGTGACAATAGCCGGAGTTCGCGTTGTTCCCTGGGGAATTGATAATAATCTTCCGAAGACAGTACGTGACATTCTTGAAAAGAATAATCTGGGACCGGGCATTTTGGATCGCAAAACAGGTTTGATGTATGGTCAAGGTCCGATGCTTTATCGGGTGAATGTAGTCAACAACGAACGTGTGCAAGAGTGGTTGATAGATAATGAGATACAGGAATGGCTTGATACATGGGATTATCGGAGTTATATTCGTAATGCTTTTGTAGAGTACAATCACATGAAAGGAGTATTTGTGAAATACTATGCAGCCAAATCAATCCGGATCGGTAAACCGTGGATAACCCGTTTGGAAGCCCTTCACAGTACAGATTGCCGGATGGTATGGCCGGAGAATGACAGCCGGAGATTGGAAGATGTGAAACAATTTCTTATTGGGGATTTTGACAGTTATACCAGTAAGAGGATGATGTTGTATAGCATCTTCGATAAATGGAATCCTTCAGCTACGGAAACCGCTGTGAAATATCATAGTATGCGTAGTTTTGGGCGCAATATGTATGCGATTTCCAGTTTTCATGGTTCGATTCCCTGGCTATTGGATGCTAATACCCTTCCGGAAATAATCCAATATCTAAATGAGAATATGATTGCATCTGCATACATTGTTCATGAGCCGGAAGAGTATTGGAGGCAGAAAGAAGAAATGATACGTGCCATGCACGAAGAATGGAGAGAAGCACAGATATACGAAGAAATAGACCGTTTGCGGGATGAACTTACCAAGAGGATTGCAGATGTCATGGCCGGTAAAAAGAATGCAGGTAAATTCTTCACTTGTGTGGACTTTGTGGATCAGGACGGAAACCTGCAATCATGGAAAATCGAGCCAATCGAAATGAACGTAGATAAATACATCGCAGCACAGGCGGAAATATCAAGGATAGCTGATAGCTCTACTACAAGCGGCTTTGGATTGAATCCTGCGTTATCCAACATCATCATCGACGGCAAAGGTGACAGTGGCAGCCAAATGCTATATGCATTAAAGATTTTCTATGGGGCTGATACACAAATCCCGGAGGAAATAGCGTTGGAGGCCCTGAATGATGCGGTCCGAATAAACTTTCCACATAAGAAAGGTCTTTTTATTGGTATGTATCGCAAGGTTATCAATAAAGAGGATAATGTAACGTCAGATAAACGGGCAGCAAATCAGGTGTAATTATGAAAAACAGACAGATAGATTTTCCGGATTGTTGGGAGGAAGTTCTTCCTGCAGAGTGGTTATACTTGCTTCGCTTGCGTCAGAAATTGATTGAACGCCCTAAAATAACTTTAATGGACGTGAAACGAGAGTGGTGCCGTTTTGTTCTTTCCAATCGTGGCATCCGGAGAAAGAGCAGCATTGATTATTATGTTTTGATTGATGAATTAGCGTTGACGCTGGGATGGATGTGGAGTGAAGGTAAAGGGGGGAAAGAGGTTGAACTTATCTTTTCAAGTACAAAGAATCTGTTACCTGAATGGAAACAATATAAAGGTCCGCTTTCTCATGGCAGTGATTTGACATTTGGGGAATTCCGTAATGCGGTTATGATGATGAATGGCTACAATGATACACAGGACCCTTCTTTATTGCAAGCCTTATGCGGTATTCTTTATCGTTGTCCAGGAGGAAAAATAGGAAAGTCTGATTTTGATGGTAAATACAGGGAAGAATTTAAGCAGGAACGAATAAATTTCTATTCAAACAGGATTAGGATGATGCCGAAGCAGGTTCAGTGGGGAGTATATGCATGGTTTGCTTTCTTCTGTCACTATTTGCTTACAGGCACATTTATTATTGATGGAATAGAGATTTCGTTCGAATCCATCTTTACCAAAGAAACACAGGACGCGAACACGCCCAAGGAGCAAAGTCTGGGAATGAGTGGAATTCTGTTTTCCGTAGCAGAATCCGGAATTTTTGGAAATATAGAAAAAGCGGATGATACATTATTACTCCGCGTAATGATGAAGTTGCTGGATGATAAATACAAAGCAGATGCTTTATTAAAGCGTAACAAATAAATGATATAGTATGATATTCAATAAGGATGATAATGGTAGTAGGGAACTACGGGAACTGACTGGGAATTATTATGCAAATAATGATTTCAATAAAATCATAACTGATATTGAGTTGGCAACAGAGGAAATTTCCGCATTGATTGGTGTTGAACTATACAAAAAAGTGGAAGGCTGGTATAAAGAGACAAAAGAGGATGCAGATCAAGACCTTATAAAGAAAGTACAACGGCCTATCGCTTTGTTGGCTACATTACGTATGTACCAAAAAAATGATCTAAGTCATGAAGATGATGGGCGTAAATTCAAAATCGCTACAGATAACAGTGAAAAGCTCCCTTGGGAATGGCAATTAGATAGGGATGATGCCCGGCATATGGAAGATTATTATAAAGCAGTAGACGCTTTGATACGTTATCTCAATACTTCTGAAATTAAGGAATGGAAGGAGGGCCGGACTTATAAAATGTCTCAGCTATTACTGATACGCAGTGGAGCGGATTTTGACACCTATTTTCCTATTGACAAGAGCGAGCGTACTTTTATGTTATTGCTGCCATTCATCAAGGAGGCACAATTGCTTTATGTGAAAAAGGCATATGGAAACGGGTGGAATGCACTCTTGACTATGAATGAAAATAATGAAGCGCATTTTGCAGCTTGCAAAGCTGTTACATTATTGGGAATGAGTATTGCCCTAAAACGTATGCAACTGAAAATTATTCCAGCAGGAGTAATCAGGGGATATGTGTCTGCAAGTGGTGCAATGGAGAGCGATCCTGCATCTATTGAGGATATCAAGTTATTATCCGAATGGATGAATGATGATGCTATGGTTTGGATTGATGAGATGAAGAAGGCAAGAGACGGTGGAGCGGTCACCTATAATCTGTTACCAGAGAATGATAAACATAACAAATACATGAGATTATGAATGTGATTCAAAGACCTAGAGCAGAAGAGTTCTGTGCTACGATGCAGGATTATATTATAGATACGGATTCTACCATAACTTTCTCTGTGCAGTATGGAGGTAAAACGGTTTTGGAAGAGGAATATGTTCCGGATGCCAACTATCAGGTAAGAGTGCGAAAACTGGGCAAATTCTGTGAGTTGGCTTTATGGGGAGTATGGTGTGCTGGAGAAGCAAGTTGGCAGACAAATGCTGCTGGTACCTTTACTTTCTTTATCAATGGACTACAAGATTCACAAAGTTATGTGATGTTTAGCCGGCTGCAGACAAAAAAAGAGGCATCGGCTCCAGGATGGTTGAGTGAGGTTCGGGAGAAAGTGACACGTAATGGTGCAATGGAGTATGCAAGTAGCGTATTTACAGATGGTGATAAAGTGTTATTGAATGTCCGTACTTTATCCGGAGCGGTTTATCCGGAACAACTATATGTACATAAAGGGGAAAAAATGCCTGTAACTTTGGATGTAAGTATGGAAAGGGTTGGGAATATTCTTCCAGATATAAATGAAATGATCCGTAGTTATGAATTGGTGAAAGGAAGTGATGTTTTTAAGTTTTTGGTAGATCAGACGAGATATGAAGAGGTTCAACGTTTCCGGTATAAAAACGTATATGATATGCCGGAAACAATGACTACCGTAGGCGGTATGACTATGAAAGGCAATGATGAGAGTGATACGGCGAAGATGTTTGGTGTAGATCGTAAATTCGGAGTAAAACCAAAGGATGAATATACAGTTAGTAGTGGGGTTATTTTCCTGCAGAGTGATTATAAGTTATGGCATAATCTGTTGAATGCCCAAGAAGTAGATATCTGGTATGAAGATAGTTGGTTCCCTATTATTGTGACAAAACAGAATTATGAACGTAGCTTTAACCGTAGCATACTGAAAGCTATAGAATTTACATTTAAAATGGCAGATGTTGAACAGAATAACTTAATTTAATTATGATAGATATCATCCGGTTCAGAGAACTAATGGTGGAGCTTCAGGTTAAAGTTAATCAGAAGAGCGAAGATAAGATTGATTGTTGTTTCCTGGCAGTTAAAGAGGAACACATGGTCAAGAAACTCAAGGATAAAACAGGGGTACTTCTGTGTGCCAATTATCCCGATGCGGAAGGAGATTCTAAAAACAAAGATAACTGGCAGGAGGATAATCAGGTAATCTTCTTTATTTGTGAAAAAATTGCTTCCGGTAGTAAGACTGACGAGGAAGAATTGCTCCATTATGCCAAGTTACAGCGAATTATGTGTGTATTGAAAGAAATAATTCGGCAGGATGAATACTGCAATTATCTTTCTGTAGGAAGTAAAATGCGGACAGAATGGGAATATTCTATGTTTGGAGGATTCAATGGATTGAGTTTGGGATTAACGATAGCAGACTATGACTGAATTATATATTGATGGGACTTCGGTGGTACTTCCTGCCGACTTTAGCACTTCTGTAAAACGTGAGAATCCTTTCTTTACAAAGAATGGGGAGTATACGTATGATATTACTCTTCAGCTTAGTAACTCAATTAATGCAGACTTATATGAACATCTGAACAGATTGAACTCTATTGCCGAACTAAAGACCAAGAGACAGGCTGTATTGGTCGCTGATAACCGGGTGTATTGCAATGGTACGGAAATCATAACGGGATGGACAGATTCAACAGTATCCATACAAATAGCTTCGGGAAACTCCGAATTGAATTCTTTCATTGGAAACGATTTGCTTGTATCATCATTGGATATGGGAGAAGATGAAATTCCAACAGGCATTATCAATAACTTGGTAAAACGCATATATCCGGACGTGGATTATTGCATACCTCCTGTAATGACAGACAAGGGTGTGATTAATGGATGGAGGGTAGCTGTAACTGTTGTTACTACTTCAAAGCCAACTATATCTCCCAACTATTTGAGAGAAACAGGAGTGGATATTTATCTGCAACCGTATCTTTGCGCTTATATTAGAAAGTTAATGAAAGCACTTGGATATACAGTTTTGACTAATCAGCTGGAAGATTCGGAGTGGAATTTGCTCTATTTGCCACAAAATGGGCACCCCAACCAATATGCAAAAATGTTTCCCGGATGGACTATAAATGAACTCATCACGGAATTTGAGAGTTTTTTTAATCTGTGTTTTCTTGTCAATAATAGAAAGAAGGAAGTTTCTATACTGTTCAGGGCAGAATATTTTAAAAATGCACAGGTTTGCCATGTTCAGCAAGTTGTAGATGAATACGAAACAGAAGAGGGGGAGAACGACAAAGACCCTTCTCAAAGTAATGTGTTGATAGAACCGACTGACAGTGAATATTACAAGCCACAGCATATAGATAAAAATATTCTTTCTTCTGCGACCCGAAAGGATTTTGATACAGTACTGGAATTCACTCAATTTGTAGAAAGTATTAGCTCATCCGGATATCAGGCTGTTAAAAACTATCTGTTTTATACACATGATAGTTGCCGGTACTACATTACGGTGCCTGATGATTCGAATAGGGGATGGCACACAGATGAAGTAAATATGTTTGGTGATGTTCTTCGGGAGCAGAGTGAAAATGAAATTAAATTAAACATTATGCCTTCCGATATGACGAACTATGGTATAGAACGGATCACTTATGAGAGTGGTATGGAGCCGGTATTTATGCCCGACTCTGAACGATCACTTGTAACAGTTCCAAAAATAACCGGAAGCAAGATTGGTACCAGTGATGAAAGTAATGGTATTTATGAGTTAATACAAAGCGGAGAAAACATCCCTACGGAAAAAGATAAGAATCAACAAAAGATTTCTGTATCATACTACAAAGGAATGTCACCGATGACTCTTTACGTAAAGCGCAAAGATGATAAGGATTTTAATCCTAAAGTTTTCACGATTGATTACCCTCATTCTTTTAACTGTGAGGACACCCCATATACAGGTAATTTGCGCTTAGCATATTTAGATAAAATGCTCTATTCACGTATGTACGATATTGATTATAAGCACGGCATCAAGATAAAGAGTTATGATGTTAACGTTTATGATACGCGGAATATATTTGAAATCCGGAACAAACGTTATGTCTGTAAAGAGATAGAGGATGTTATCAATGCTGATGGAAGGTCTGGAGCATGGCAAGGCACATTCTATCCGATTCGGATTAGTGATGTAGAAGCGGAAAAACGGTGGATTCTGACAGATGGGAAATGGAGGGACGGCGGTATATGGCTGGACAGTGGACGATGGTTGGATGGCTAGATCATAAGGCTCGCAAATACAAGTGTGGGCCTTTTTCGTGTCCTTTTTTAAGGCTTCTTTGGAGGGTACTTTTGTGTATTAATTAATTAGTTTATGGGAATTGGTATTAATGACTTTAGAATAGCTATTCGCATTGATAATGCCGAAGCAAAGCAAAAATTAGTTGAAACGAAAGACGTTATTTCTGTTTTAAGAAACGAACTTTCTAAAATGGAGACTGATGGCAAAAAAGACACAGCAGTTTATATAGAGAAAAAAGCAGCTCTTGATAAGCTTAATAATGAATATAAAGAACATAAAAAGGTTGTAGGACTGACCGGTCTAACTTATGATGAATTGAGAAAAGGAGCACGGACATTGAAAGTGCAAATGGATCGTTCAATTCCTAATAGTGAAAAATGGTTGTCATATCAACGCGATTTGAATTTAGTAGAAGAACGATTGAAAATATTGAGAGGACAAATTGATTCTACTGAAATGTCTCTGTCGAAATTTCCCAGTGGGTTTAACAAATATGCTGCCATCGGTGCGAGTGTAATTGCTTCATTGACAGGAATAACCTTGACCGCTCGTAAATGTGTGGATGAGTTTGCACAGATGCAGGAAGCGGAAAGCCAGGTGCGTAAGTATACAGGTATGACGAGTGAACAGGTTGCTGATTTAAACGAGGAGTTTAAGAAGATGGATACCCGTACTGCACGTGAACGTTTAAATGAGCTCGCAGGAGATGCCGGACGACTTGGAATAACAGCGAAAAATGATGTTTTGGAGTTTGTAGAAGCTGCTAATATGATTGATGTTGCACTTGGGGAGGACCTAGGACAGGATGCTATCAAGAATATTGGCAAGTTGGCAGATATGTTTGGTGATAGCGAACGTTCAATGAAAGAAAATATGTTAGCTATCGGTAGTGCAGTGAACGAAGTTGCACAAAATTCTAGTGCTGCTGAACCTTATTTGGTGGAATTCAGTGCGCGCATGGGAGGAGTTGCAAAACAAGCAAAACTATCAATTACTGATGTCATGGGATTTGCTTCGGCGCTCGATCAAAATATGCTTCGTAGTGAGATGGCCAGCACTGCTTTACAAGGATTGATCTTAAAATTATATCAAGAGCCTGCAAAGTACGCGAAAATAGCTCGAATGGATGTTAAGCAATTCACAACGCTGATGGAGACGGATGCTAATGAAGCTGTTCTTCAGTTCCTTGCTAGTTTGGGAAAATTAGGTGGTATGGATAAAATGGCACCTGTTTTAAAGGAAATGAAGTTGAGTGGTGCTGAAGCGGCCGGAGTTATCAGTGCATTAGCTAGCAATATTGAGAAAGTCCGTAAAGAGCAGGAAACAGCTAATCAGGCGTTCATTGATGGTACCAGCATCACAAATGAGTATAACGTACAAAACACAACGGTTCAGGCAGAGCTGGATAAAGCTAAGAAACATTTTAAGGAAATCCGGATCGAACTTGGAGAACGGTTACTTCCAGTTATGAAATACATGGTGAGTACCGGTAGTCTTACAGTCAAAGGATTAGTTAAAATAGTATCCATATTTAGTAAATATAAAAATGCAATTATACTTGCAACATCTACCATTGCAGGATATACAATTGCTGTCAATGCTTCGGTTATTGCAGATAAAGCTAAAGTACTTTGGACTGGTAAAATTGTCACGGGGCTAAAAACTTTATATAGTGTTGCAAAAGCACACCCATGGGGATTACTTCTAACAATAGGTGCATCCCTCATTGGTTTACTTATTGATACTAATAAACAGTTAAGTGAGAGTGAACGTCTGGAAAGAAAACTTCAAGATATTCGTAGACGATCTGTTTCTATTGTAAATCAAGAAGCTGCATCAGTTAAGGATTTCTTAAATATAGCTAGGGATGAGAAAAGAAGTAAAGAGGAGAGGGAGGCTGCAATAAAAAGATTAAATGAACTATCTCCTGAATATTTGGGTAATCTTACTTTAGAGAAAATAAATACAGAGCAAGCCACTAATGCTGTAAATGCCTATATTGATAGTTTACTTATATTAGAGGAGATAAAACAAACTCAGCAGAAAGTATCTGAATTGAATGACCAAAAAAATGATATATTAAAGAATGGTCCAGATAATGGTTTTTTAGAGGATATTGAGGCTGGCGCTGCTAATATGTTGAATGGATTTAAGCAGTCTCTAGGTTTAATGACAGATTCATGGGCTGACAATGTTTTGGATAGATATATAAATAAAGGTGTTAATCAAGTGAGAGCTATTGATAACGAGGTGGCTCTACTAAATGCGCACATGGAAGAATCTCGTAAGAAATTGATAAAAATAGAGGTAGAAAAGAATACAGAAGGAGTTCCACCTCCACCGGATGGCGAAGACAAAAAGCCTTGGACTACTCGTTTGCAAAATGCAGAAAACGCATATAAAGAAGAATTATTATTGCTACAAAAGAGTTCTGATGCGTTAGCCAGAACGGAGAATGAATATCAGTTGGATGCTCTTCAAAAAGAACTGGAATTTCAGGTTGAAAGGTTGGCAATCATCAAAAAGTATCAGTCAAGTGAAAAAGATAAGAAACATCTGGCTGAATTGGGTAAATTGGAAAGTGAGGCACAAAGCGCAATTTATAATACACTAAAAAAGTCAGAAGAAACTCGTCTCAACTTAATTAAAGAATATCGGGACAGGAGGCTGAATACTGTTAATGCTGGAGAGAAAAATATTCTGCTTGAACAGTCTAAACTCAATGATAGTGGTGAGCTGACAGAAAAAGATTATAAAAATCGCCTTTTAGCTATTGAGATTGCCTCTCTATATTCCAGACTCGAAATAGCAAAAGATTATAAAAACGATGTTGCTGAACTTGAATTCCAAAATGGAGAGGTCAAAGCCAAAGCCTTAAAGGAGGCAGGGGATAACATTCTCAATCTTGAACAACAAATTAGTGATAAACGTAATAAGATCATTCGGGATAGTGCTAATCAAATTCAGAATTTCAGTAGCCAGTTTAACAAGATGAACGGTTTGGCTTCCGCAGATCAACAATTGGCAGCGTTGGAAACCTTTTATCAATCTCAATTAGAACTAGCTCGAAAGAATGGGTTGGATATTACTCTTCTTACGGTTGTATATGAAGAATCGAAGAGAAAAATTGAGGAAAAAGGAGCGAAGGATAGGGCTACTGTTATACAAAAATATGAGTTGGACGCTGCCGAGGATATTAGAGATTTAAAACTGAAAGCTCTTGAGGAGGAACATAAAAAAGGGCTGCTTTCAGAGGAAGAATACGAAATAGCAAAAAATAAAATCAATAATGAATATATTCAGAAAAAGATAGAAGGAAGTGAACAGTATTTTAATGCTGTGAGTAGTATAATGAGTAGTGCTTCTTCTGCTGTTCAGGGATTCCAAGATGCAGAAATGAACAAAGTAACTCATAAATATGACAAGGAAATAAAAGCCGCCAAGAAAGCCGGGAAGGATACAACTAAGTTAGAAGAAGAGAAAGAAGAGGCCCTAAATCAGGTAAAGAGGAAATATGCAGACAAACAATTTGCCGTATCGGTTTTACAAATTACTGCAAGTACTGCTGTTGCTGCAATGGAAGCATATAAGGCAATGGCCGGTATTCCTATTGTTGGTCCGGCTCTTGGTGCCATTGCAGCTGCGGCAGCTGTAGCTAGTGGTGCGGCACAGATAGCTGTAGCCAAACAGCAACGGGATGAAGCGAAGGGCTTGAAGTCCGGTGGTTATTCTGATGAATATGTTGAAGGATATACTAAAACAGGAAATCCGGATGATGTTTCTGGAGTTATTCCCGTTCATAAAAATGAATTCGTGACCAATCATGAGGGAGTAGAGAATCCTCATGTGCGCCAATTTCTTGATGTTTTCAATGTTGCGCAAAAGAATGGAACAATCCGAATGTTGAACACTACACAAATTTTAGAGCAGGTACGTACTAAAAGTGGTAAATATAGTGGTGGTTATTCTGATGATTCAGTATCTTCTTCCTCCCGATATACTGTTAGCGGTCATATCATGGACGAAGAGACATTGCGTAAACTATTCGTTCTTTTGAATACGAATAATGATTTGCTTCAATCTATTCTTGAGAAAGATTTAATTGTTGATTCGCGAGCTGTTCGTGATGGGATTAAAAAATTAGAGAGAATGGAAAGGAATGTGAGTCGTGGTTAGTGTCCTTTTTTAAGGCAAGAAAGGAGAGTATATTTGCAATGTGTTTGTTATAGAGGAGTATTTGCGTCGGGAGACGCTTTCCTGTCACAAGTTTAAAGTTAAAACTAAATGAAACTAGCCCCAAAATCCGTGAGGACTTGGGGTTTTTTATTGTCCTTTTTTAAGGCTTATCTGGAAGGTACTTTTGTAGTATGGAAATATATGAAGCAATTCGTCGAATGAAAGAGAAAAGCGAACGGGGAGAAGTCTTCTCATTTGCTTTTATGAGTTATAGTTATGAACGTAATAAAAGTCAGGGCATAGTCAAGGTTGAGCATGCCCGACTTCGTAAGCAAAGCACTTTAGAAACAAATCGCTTTGCTGACTATATGCTGAATTTTATAGATACAGATACTCTTGAATATGGAATGTGCTGGCAAATTCTATTGTTAGAATTTGATGGAAATGAATTAGAACTTACATAGTGCGTGATGGATAATAATTATGAAAATATAGTCCCGTGGAACGGAGCGAATGATACCGGACGTGACGTACGGCTCAAGCTGCAGAGAAACTTTGCCAAAATTGTAGTAAACTTCCAGGAATTAGATGGGAAGTTTACTACTGTTGATGATTTATTTGATTTGATAGCACAGGAACTGGATAAAAAACTTTCTAAGGTAGATAGTGACACAGCCGCCGGATTAATTACTTTTTTGAAAGGTCTTGTTTCTGAAGGACTTATAAAAGCCCAAGAAGGCATTGAATTAGGCGACTTTCTTTCTGGTATTTTAGGCAGTGGCGGATGCTTCAAGGTAAATCCTCAAAACGGCAAAACATATATTGAGGCGGATGAAATTTATATCCGCTTAAAAGCTGTTTTTGATACTCTCGAAATTCGTCATTCCACTCATGTTGGCGGGCAACAGATATTGTCTCCTGCCGGAATGACGTGTATTCGTGTCGAAGAGTACGATACTTATTACCGTTGCTTTATGAAAGCTGATGACGGAAGTAAAGCTGTACAAAATCTTTTTGCAGAAAATGATCAGGCCCAATGCCGTGATATAAATGTTAAGGAAGGCATCTATGATAATGTCAGTAATCAATATTATTGGCGTTTAGTCGTTGGCGTTGGAGATGATTATATAGACTTGAGTAAGGATGATTGCGATACAGGGAGTACTGTTCCGGCTGCTGGTGACAATATCTGCCAACTTGGGAACCGTCTATATAAAGAGAGGCAAAATGCTATTGTTATCTCTTCCTATGGTTCTGATTCTCCCTCATTTAAACAATATGCCGGAATCGATTCCTATTCTCTTGAAGGTAGGGAAGTAACAGTGTTGTCCCCATCCGGAAATGAGCTTTCCGGTAAATTACATATTCAGCCCGGTTCTACCGGTTGGCAGAGTCTTGACGGGTTACCGGAAGGAATTAAAGAGGCGGCAGATAGTGCGATTGGCGGCATTGAATTTGGAAAGAATAATCTGTTACGTAATTCCGGTTTTACAGGTGACTACCAAACGGCTAACTTGAATTCGGACACTTCTCTTGACGTAACATCGGAGTTGTATTCTCCATCTCTGAAATATTGGGATGTTGTTAATGCTGTTGCGCAGGAATCCGAAATCTCCATGTCGGGGAAAGAGGTTGTCATAAAGTCCGGCAGTATGACGCAAGCCTTATTCTATAGAATTATTCCAGGGGAATCATATATCTTTTCTTTTTATGGTAAAGGAACAAGTGTAACATTTTCGTGTGGCGGTTATGCGGAAACAATCCCTCTGACAGATGAGTACAAACGTTATATCTGCCGTTTTAAGACACTTTCTGCGGGAAGTATTCTATCTATCCACTCTGTAACAGGTAGTTTCTGCGAGCTACAGCTGGAAAGGGGGACTGTTCCATCATCATGGGGGGCATCCATGATGGATAACACTTCTGAACTGGCCCATTATCAAGAATTGGAATATCTTACGTCAGCAATAAAAGACGGTTCAGTAGATATTCTTGGCGGTCTGGTACTTGCTAATATACTGCAGTTGGGTAATTATAAGGATGGCCGGATGCAAAGAGTGACGGCAGGTATCAGTGGTATATATAATAATGACGATGACGTGTTTGCGTTTGGGGGTGGTACGCTTGAACAAGCGATTTCAACAGTTGCAAAGTATAAAGACAATCCATCTTATCAACCTACCGATGAGGAGCTGAACAGTATTGCAAAGATTGTTTTTACCCATGGTGGGCGCACAATTCTGAACGATGTTGTTTTACGCGGATACATTTATGCTTTGGGTGGTGTCTTTTCTGGAAAGGTCTCTATTGCAAATGAGAAGATTCTTTTGAATGAGGACGGTAGTGGTTGGCTGGCGAACAAGGCCATTATGTGGGATAAAGATGGTAAAGCATATGGAGATTTGTTTGATAAACAATATGCAATGAATACCAATTATGTAGAGTTGCCTACTGTACCTAAAGGTTCTATTAAGCAAATTATATTACCTTATTATGTTCTTAGGGCAATATTAACATACGAAATTAAGTTTGCAAATCAAAGTGATTTTATTGTTTATAAAGAAGGTACAAACACGAGAGTTGTAACGGGGGATACACAAATTAGCTTTGGTAAATTAGGACATGGCATTATTAGACTTACAGGTATTTGCTTTGATGCAGATTCTTCCAATACAAGATGGGTGGCAGAAGATATAAATTTTGGTTTAAATGGATAAGTGAAATTGTCGTATGGAACTAAACGAAATAAAAAAAACGGCTAGTTGGGGAGATGTTGCTACCTCGATTAATGAAAATTTTCAGAAGACTTCAATGGAAATTGAATCCTTAAAATCTTCTTTGAAGTATTTCAAAGGATATTTCACTTCTGAAAGTAGCCTGAAAGCAAAAATTCCCCTTCCACGTGTCGGGGATTATGCCTATGTTGGCAATTCCTATCCGGGAATAGTGTATGCTTGTGATGTATCCGGAATATGGTACAGTACAGGGAAATCCCCGGCTGATACCCCCGGTGTCGACTTGAATGATTATGCGAAAAAGGAAGAAACGGATACTATTAAGGCTCAAACCCTGAATAACGCTTCTGATATAGGGCGCTTGACTAACAGTGTCAACACGGTGCAGGAATCCGGTTTCCACTTTCCTGATTCATCGGGTAAAGATGTAATGAACTATACCGATAAAGGTTTTGATGTTGCTAAGGTTTCAGCACACCTTTTGTCACTCATTCTTTCAACGGGAGTAATATCGGAAGAGATGCTGTCTGACGAAGTAAAAGAGTTAATAAATACACTGAATCTGGGCGAAGCGCCCGGTACAGCCTATGAGGGTGACAAAGGAAAGGCTAACGCTGATGCGATAAAAATACTTGATGCTTCGATAAAGGCTATGAATAATTCTCTTGAATCAGTTTCGTTTATCATGAAAGTCAATGAACCCGGCTTTCATTTTCCTGACTCTACGGGGAAAGATGTGATGAATTACACAGAGAAAGGTTTTGATGTTGCAAAAATATCAGCTCATTTCCTTTCTCTGATTCTTGCAACTGGCGTGGTAACATCAGATATGCTTTCAGATGAGGTGAAAAAATTAATAGCATCGTCTTCGGGAAGTGCCGATTATCTGTCCTCTATAATCCTGAAAGTGTTGGAATCCGGTTATCACTTCCCTGACTCTACCGGAAAGGATGTGATGAATTATACAGAGAATGGATTTGATGTTGCAAAGGTATCTTCGCATTTCATCGAAGTTCTTAATAGTTCGGGAATTTCAGGAAGTCTAACCTACGAAATAATAAATGATAAAATATATAACTTTTAAAAATACTATTATGGCAGGACTTGCATTTTTTATAGATAGTACTTTCGATACACACTTGGATGTGTCTCCCACACCTTCGGGTGATATTAAAGTAACAGGTATAAGCATAATTGGTGAGGCTTCCATTGATGGTGTCTCCGGCACATATTCGGTATCATATTCCCCCGCGTCTACAACACAGAAAGGCGTTAACTGGTCTATCGTTTCAGGAGCCAATTATGCTTCAATCAATTCTTCCGGTGTCTTGACAGTGAAAGAGGGTGCCTCCGGTAGCTTAGTGAAGATAAAAGCGGCATCATCTTACAACCCACTTATTTATGCTGAAAAAGATGTAACAGTAACTTATAACGATTCCGGTGCAAGCACGGTTATTTCAGAATTCTGTAGACGTGTACTTGCTGATGGTGGAATATTACTGAAAGGTTCTGCTGGAGCTACACAAGAAGAGTACGATCGTCATACTGCACTTTTGGGTATAGAGCCTAAGCTTGATTTTCTTGGGTATAAAGAAACGGGAGGTGTTATTTCTAAACTTTATTCAATTGATTCAAAATATGATTGTGATAGTCTGACTGGAATCGTGCTAAATGATGGTATTATAACTACTACGGAAGCGGCAGGTAAGATTCTTTATAATAAGAATTTCAACAATGGTGATATTAGGACAGAGATGACGCATTTGTATTATGAAGGTCCGTTGGATACATATTCGACAACCGAATCTGTATTTGTTGCAAACATATTAAAGAGCTCATATTCCGGACGTTATGATGTACAAAGCGCTAATATATTCTACATGGGCGGTCTTATCAATGTACAGTATGCAGGTAGCATTAAGGCAGGGGACGGTTTTCCTGCAACTTCTCCAACGAAGATAAAAGTGGAAGTTGATGGTAATGCATCCGGTGAGGAATATGCGCCTGGTTATGTCAAGTCGATCTCTATCAATGATGTAGATAAACTTTCCACGCGTGTACAAATGGCGGATTTCTGGTCAAATGATACAAAAGACGTTTCTTATATCAAGACATATCAGGGTTTTCAACTATGTATAGCAGGGTGATATGGAAAAGAAGATAGTACAATTATCCGATAAATCTAACAATCTGCAACCTTTGCCTGTAACGGTATCTGATGCAGTTTATTTAACAGGAATCAATCCAATCCGGGGAACAGTAGGACGCTTTTCGGACGGAGAGGATGTAAATGGCCTCACTTTAACGGAGTTTATAAATAAAGCGTTCTGCTTTCAGGAATCATTCTCTTTCTTTCATATATCAGACACTCATAAATCAATCTACGGCTTAAATAAGTGTAAGGAATTGATGGACACAGACGAGAGTATATATACGCTTGTTACAGGTGATTTGCAGCTTACTTCCGAAATGAAACAAGTTGTTGCATCAAGTGACAGGTTTCTTGTGATGTTAGGGAATCATGATGTAGCGGATGATTTCGCTCATAATCAAGCGGATGCGAAGGCTAATTATATCACTCCGTATATGACAACCAGAGCCGTAATGGGTGATCCTGAAGGCGCAGGGAGTTACTGGCATAAAGACTTTGTTGTAGACAAGAATACTATCCGTATAATTTCCTTTGATGAATATGAATACACAGAGGTTGGAACTCCATCAGGTTCACAGCATGGTGTTGTATATTCACAGAAGCAAATGAACTGGTTTATTAACTTGCTGAAGAATACTCCTTCTAGTTATTATCTGATTCTTGCGCATCACCAACCTGTATCAGCATATCGAAATGAGAATATGGGCGAGTTTATTTCAGAAAAAGCACCGGATAACTATGAATATGAATCAATTAATAACGCTTCGGACAAGAGCAAGTCCTGCGACCCTTTGATCCTTCCTAAAATCATGGATGCTTACTTGAAGAAAACGGTGATAGAAGGCACTTTCTTCTGTGGTGATGTAAATGGTACTCAATTAACTATAAATGAAGATTTTTCCGCAAGTACTCCTTGTAAATTCTTATTTCATATTGGTGGTCATACGCATTGGGATGTATGCGAATATCTTCCACTTTTTCCAGAACAATTGCAATTAGTGATAGATCAGGATAGGCCACAGCAATATAAATATTCAGATTTGAAAAGAAGTACAGGTGATGAATCTGCATATTGCATAAATCGTGTAACAATCGATTTTGATGAAAAGAAAGTGAAGTTACAACGCATTGGTGCCCATATAACGGATTCTAATAAGAATAGACAGAATCTAGAGTCTAAACTGAAAATATAAAGGTATAAATGGAACTAAACGATTGGCTAACAATACTCGGAGCTTTAGGAGGCTTGGAGGCAATTAAATGGATTGTAAATTTCTACGTCAATCGGAAGACTGATGCAAGGAAAGAGGATGCAGCAGCAGATGCAGCAGAGAATGAAAACGAGCGGAAACAAGTTGCCTGGCTTGAAGAGCGTATTGCTCAACGTGATACGAAAATTGATGCTATCTATGTAGAGCTTCGTCAGGAACAGGCGGAGAAGTTACAGCTTATTCATGATAAACATGAATTGGAATTACGGCTGAAAGAATCAGAGATAAAAAAATGTGATGTTCGCGGATGCTCTAACCGGCAGCCGCCAAGTGATTATTAATTAAAATGGGAGGAAAAGAAATGAAAACTATTGATTCGATTATTATCCACTGCTCGGCCACACGTGCCGGGCAGGATTTACGTGCAAAAGACATTGACCGGATACACAAACAAAGAGGCTTTAGTCAGATCGGTTATAATTATGTGATCGACCTTGACGGAATGGTTGAGAATGGGCGACCGTTAAGCATTGATGGAGCGCATTGTAATACCAAAGGATTTTCAGAGTCTTCGTATAATAAGCATAGTGTTGGCATCTGTTATATCGGAGGACTGGACGCCTCTGGAAAGCCTGCTGATACACGAACGATTGCTCAAAAAACTAGTTTACGTGAGCTGGTAGCAAAGTTATGTAAGGAGTATGATATTGTCGAGGTTCTCGGACATCGTGATACTTCATCCGATTTGGACGGGTCCGGTGAAGTTGAACCGGCAGAATACATCAAGGCTTGTCCCTGCTTTGACGTTCGTTCCGAGTTTTCTAATTTTCTTCGTAATACAGTGATCTTGCCATGAAAGCGCTAATTTATATAACCATATTCCTGATGTCAGGAATATGGTTGTCATCTTGCAAAACTTCTCGTAACATCGATACACAAAAGCAGATTGACTATTCAGGGGACTTTTTGTATCTGCGAAACTTAATAGAATCCCTACGGCTGGATGTGAATAAGCAAACGAAAATTACTACTGACAAACTTCGTGATCTGAAGATTGAAAATACAACTGTTTACTTATCTGCTCCGGATTCAACAGGGAAACAATATCCGGTGAAAGAAAGTATCACTACTGCAACTAAGCAGGATCAGGAACGAACAGAAGTTGATGAAACATTATCTCTTACCTTACAACAGTTTTCTAACCGATTAGATACTATTAGTAGTAAGGTGAATGCTATATTGAGCCAAAAAGAAAAGGTCGTAGAGTTATCATGGTGGGATTTACATAAAAATAAAGCATATATCATTATAGCTCTGATAATTGCAGTGGGGGAGTGTATAGCCGAAATAAATAATCTAAAAGAGGCAGCGTTCGTTGCCTCTTTTAGGTTGTAGGTTGTACGTTAGATATCGGGAAAATCATTTCTTATTTTATCGCTTTTTACAGCGAAGTTTCTTCTAATGTATCGTTCTGTAGTATCAATAGATTTATGACGAAAGTGACGTTGTAGTTCCCAAGTATCAATACCTTCATTTACAAGTTTTACCCCTCCTGTATGTTTGAAACTGTATAATTTGTATTGATTTGAAACATTGAGTCGATCACGTATTTTATCAAACCTAAATCTAAAATTATTCTTTCCCAACATTGTTTTGCCAGGGACACCATTATGAGAGAATATATAAAAATCTTTGGGATGTGTATCGAGGTTCAAGATATTATATATATAGTCATATAATTGGCGTGGAATGTTTACCGATTCGGTCTGTCGATTCTTACTGATATCTTTGGGGACTGTTATTATGTGATTGTCAAAGTCTATGTCTCCAATTTGTAGTTGTCTGCACTCATTTGGACGGATGGCACAATAATATTCCATTTGACACACTAACCATAATTGAGGATCATGTTCCTTTATGTGCTTTGATAGTAACTGACGCTCCCGGTCAGGAATTGGTTTGGCTGCTTCATCTTTAATGCTACCCATATTAGGTATATCATGTACCGGATTAGTATCTATAATCCTTTTTACCTTTAGTAAATAATCAAAGAAACCATGTAATATTTGAGTGTACTTTTTCACTGTTCGCTGGCTTACATCATGCTTTTCTACAATATAGCATAGAAATTCGCATATTGAATTCTGTTCGAAAAAACAAATGTTTTTTTTGTCCAAACCAGTTTGCTCCACCCATTCACAAAATATGCGGAGTTTGGATTTATAAGTCTGAAAAGAGTGAGGAATTACTTCTACTTTTTTAATTGCTAAGAAATCAGAGAGATATGTACGTATTCCGATAGAACCTTTTCTTTCATTACCCCATCGTTTCGCAATGTTATGATATAGCAACTCATCATTGTAGCTAACTTTTGTGTCTAAGAATGGAATTTCCCCCTTAGCAAATTTCTCCTTAATGTCATTTATGATTTTTTCTGCGAAAGCGTAACGTTCTTCTTTGGTCTTTAATTTTGCAAAACCGTTATAGACCCGGAATCGTTTCATTTCATCTGTTTGAGGATTGCGACATGAATACTCTACGAACCATGTTTTACTCAAATCACCACCACAATCTTTTAGGTGTGGTAAGATAACAATAGACTTTTGTTTTGCCATAATAATCACTTTTAATTGTATATTGACGATTTACCAACTAAAAGACAATTATAGACACTTTGAAGATCGAGTTAAAAAGAATACATTTATGTATGTAACTAATTGATATTCTTTTAATTTTGTCGGGATACCAGGATTCGAACCTGGGACCCCCTGCTCCCAAAGCAGAATGATAGAGAAAGCTATTTAGTTACATATCAATTAATTGTAATGATGCGAGCTAACCATTTCAAAGATAGTTCAAAGAACGCTATTTTGAGGGCTTTATTTTGCCCCTTTTTAACTCATAATTCAAAAGAGCAATTTCTTGCTTTTGAGCACTGTTTTCTCGCAGTACTTTCCGAAGTTGCTCTCTAAGTGATACGATTATTTTGTCTTTTTCTTCCATGTGGTTTGTTTATTGAAATATTACATCTTGTTCTTGAAAACGTTCTTTCCCAGATTCATCTTCCCATGTGAATCTTATCTTGTGCATTGGCTGATGACTGGTAAATAAAATAATGGAAAGTTCTACTGAACCTTGCGGTAATAAACTAGGGAGAGGGAACATCTCAAGTCCATCTGTAATGATTATGCCTTGATCATTACTTAATGTTTCCGATTTAAAGTTGATATTAGAACCTTTTGCTTTACCTTTATTATATACTTTCATTCTCCAGATAGGATTTCCTTTTCTATCGGAGGTCTTGTATACATTAGCTTCGATTAAAGCTTGTTTTTTCTCTAATATCTCCTCTTTACTTTTTTGAAGTTGATATTCGTTTAGTAATTCTTGTTGTTTGTTTAATAGCTTTTGTTGATCATTAAGCTTGACTTGTTGCTGATTTAATCTTCGAGTATGGTTTATATACATATAAGTCCCCCCTAAAAAAGTAAAAGCAGTTATTAGCCAATCTATATTTTCTATGATATTCTTCATTACAATTTATATTTTAAAATAAACTTTTTACTATGGTTATTACAGAGTATAACATTACCAAATCATTTGATAAAAAGACTGGTAAAATCCGGCATATAATTACCAAAGATAGAGAAATCGTATATGATATGACATTTAAGTTATCTAAAAATAGAAACACTCCTTTTGGTCCAATTGATTTTTTAGAAGCAGCTCTAGATGGTGAACAAGTTATTATCAATCCTCAATACTATAGAGAACTTCAAAATATAGCTTTCGAACTCCATTTGCTGAATGTTTGTAAAACGGATAATGAAAAAGAAAAACCATCATTTACAAACAAAGTTAAAGGCCTGATAAAAAAAATAGTTTCTCTTTTTACTTAATCTTGAAAAATTTGTTACCCTTAAATGCATTTTCCAGAGATTTTCTGATATAAGCCTCTGCGTCTACTTCTATTTGTCCTTTTACACCTTCAATCATCTCTTGGTTGTATGAAAGTAGTTCATCATATCCGCCCAAATATTCTCTATCACATTTCACACATTTGATATATGATTTGTCATCATTAAATTCAAAAGATTCGGTATCGCCACATGTCGCACATCTTAATTTTTCTGTATATCTTTCTTTCATAACATTAAATTTTAGTTACACAATCAATTTATTCAATTTTATTAGCTAGTCCCATCCATGAGTTATCGTCGAAGTCTGTAGTAAGAATTTTGGCTAAATCTCTTGGAAATTCCGGTGAAACCTCAAGTATCATATCTTCAGTGATATTCACGAAATTACGTTCTTTAGCGACTAACTTTGTTATAATGTTCGGGTCAATTTCCAATGCTTTCTTTATACACTTAAGTGCTAATACATATTTATAATCAGTTTCGGCAGGATGCCAATCCGGTTGCTTCTCATACTCGTCCATATATTCAGCTGCGAAGTGAGTTGCGAGCCCCTCTTCAAATACATTAGCATTAATTTCTCGGTGGGGACACAAGCAATGTATTATCTCATGTGCTAACTGATACAATCCTCTATTTATATCATTCTTACATATATCCATCACTCTAATTCCAACTACTTTAGAGCTAAGAAATGGAAACCATGTGTGCGGAAAGCCTTCTTCAGTATAGGATACTCCACATATTGAATAAGATGTATCTCGTATACCATATTTTTCCTCTGCTATTTTCAATATACTTCCTAATTTGACATTTAGGATCTTGAGTGCTAAGGCTGGGTCAATATCAGTCATTTTTATAGATGTCATTATATTCTGTATTTTTAGTTACACAATCAATCTGCTAGACTTCTAATATTCAGCTTAATTTTGTTTCGATTATGATTCACATATAAGTGAATATACTTTTTCGTATGAATCCAATTTTTCAGTATCAAGCTTCATGCTTAATTTCTCTACTCTTTTTATATAGTATTTTACTACTTTCTTGTATTCAGATTTATAATATTCATTCCTTTCTTTATAATCTAAATTATCTTTATCCCCGAACTCGGATATTGTTTTATTGAATAATTCAATTATACTTTTATGAAATGACTCTTTATAAAGATTGAAAGACTGCTGTTTGTCATCGTCCAAAGCAAATAATTGAGCTTTTAGTAATATGGCATCATCGTTTAGATTTTCTTCTAATTTACCCTTAATTTTGCTAACGTTATTGGTCATCCCCCAAATCTTAAAGAAAAGAATGATTTGTAGTATTCCGAATACAATCATTACTACACCTGTAAATGTAATTATGTCTTCCATGATTTATTGATTTTTTGTTTGTTAGTCGCTTATTCTTAGTATATTAATCGGATTGTTCTTACAAATTCTCAATATCTTCCTGCTTCTCTATCTTGTCAATAGCTTCAGGAAATTCAATACCATATTTTATATACTTTTTCTTATATTCTTTTTTTAGAGATGAGATTTGCTCTTCAAGAGCTTTCTTTTTACAACCATCAGGATCTGGAATAGAATCGTTATAATACTTCTTGATTCTATAAAACATGTCATTAAATAATAATTCTGCAATTCTATTTTTATCTCCTTTAAGGATTGCTTTTCTTAGCGTCCACTGGTCTGTCCCTCCTATAAATTCACTCCTCAAATCTCTAATATCATTGGTCATACCCCAAATCTTACAAAAGAGAATTATTTGCAATATTCCGAATATTATTGAAATGACTGCTATCAATATCAGTAAGTCTTCCATGTTATTTATTCATTAGTACATTAATTAATCGTTCTTTTTCCTCGAGAAGCTTATCCTTGCCTTCGATAACAGCTTTCAAATGCTTTATTTCTATCATAGCATCTTCAAGTTTATCTTGGCATTCATTAGTTGATATATTACCGTTATTATCTCTACCAACTAAAATATTCTTTGTACCATTTTGCATTACACTAGGTGTTATATCTTCGAAGAATGATGCAGGTGATAAGTTTAAAACAGATGAAATGTGTATAAGTAGTTCTGTATCAATATTTTCTTTTTCAAATATTGAATAAGTATAAGGTCTGCTTTTGTTTATCAACTTTGCAAAGTCTGTTACACTTATATTTCTTTTAGCGACTTCTTCTTTGATTTTGTTACCTATATGCATACGAATATTATTAAATTATCTTAATAGATTACACATTTTGTCTTGTTTTTAATTACAGTGTAATGTTTTTGATTGCATTTGCACTATAAAGTTAACGCAAAACATTGATAACGCCAAAATAAAAGGGCAACAAAGTTAACTAAATAGATTATTTACTCTAAAAAAGACAAGATATGAAGAATCTAAATAAAGTAATGCGCATCCTAGGCGGAAGTAAACGTTTCGATTTCGAATACAATGAGAACGGATATTCCTGTATTCTAGTAGTTTCAAGTTACCACTCCGGTGAAGAAGTAAGACTCGACCTTTCTAAACTTGATGATGAAATGCTTGAAGCCTTGCAAGTAGAAGATAAAGATAATGAAGAAATGGAGGATTAAGTCATGAAGGTGAGAATCAAGAATGTAACCGGTTCAACTGGTAACGAATGGCTTCTATGGGAGCTAAAAAAGGAAGCAGGAGTAAAAGAAGGAGATATAGTTGAAGGTAAATTCAATCCTAAAAATAAGGCAGTAGACTTTACTAGGGGTACAACAGAATGTGTCGCTTGGCTCGGAGAAACTTGCGAAGAAGTCAAAGACTAAAATAATAAAGCATGCAGGTTTAGTTTTCGATGCAAACCCTTTGAGAATGCGCCTTCCGGTAATGGAGAATCTGAAAGAGGTTACGAGATAGAATGAATCTTTAATCATCCGCGCAACAGCGATACGTTGTCCTTGGCAGGCTTGGTCGCTTTCCAGGGAACTAATTACTATAATATAATAATGTATATGGAAAATCAATTAGAAACTATCAAAGCTAATCTGCCTTACGGATACGAAAAGCAGATTGCGAAGGAAGTAGGATGCTCACAGGGTACAGTGCACAATATCCTCAACAACAAACCTGCTTCCGCTCGTTCAACCTACAAAGCTAAAGTATTGAATGTCGCTGTAAGAATGGCCAATGAATCTTTGGAAGCTACCAAAGGAGTCTCTAGGGCGGCAGCCGAATTGGAAACTTTGCATCATGGAACTGCAAGCTGATTCTGCCCTAACCAAGCGGGAAAATCAAATAGCGGGACTGGCTGCTTGTGGCTTGGCAAAGAAGGAGATTGCAGACAGATTAGGTACTGCCTACGGAACGGTAAATGTCCTGTTAGATAAGGCCTACAAAAAGACGGGGACCAACAAATTGAACGAACTTGGTGCTTGGTGGATAAATAGAGTCTTTGCTCTAAATATAGACTTCAAGCAATTGCAGAAATCATTAATCGCTCTTTCATTTCTTGGAATTATTGCCTTTCAAATTGCATTTGACTGCAACAACGACCTTAACCGGAGTCGGCGGGCAAGAATACGAAGAAATAGGATTGAAGAAGTATATGAACTCTAATCAATATTAATCAGGCAGCATAGCATAGAGATGCAGATGTGTTTCAGTAATTAAAAGCTCAACACCATTCAAAAGTAAAACAAAGAAACAGCCTAATTAGAGATTATGGAAAATTGCTTCGAAATGATGGTCGCACGATGTATTAAGATCGGAACTGTTCAAACGTTGACGATGTTAGGGCTACTTCCCGAAGTAGTAACTATATCACAAGCGGAAGATATATACGGAAAACGCCTGATTACAGAATGGCGCGAAAAAGCCTGGATTAAGTTTTATCCGGCAAATAATAAGGAAAGAGGAAAATATTATGTGAAGCGGTCAGAACTGGAAACAGCTAGCGCAATGATGGATTTGCATAATAAAGTTCCGGACAATATCATCAAACAATTAATGCAGACAGCTGTATGACACAAGTTAAACAAGGATCTTCCTTATTAAAGGAATTACAGGATAAGATAGGAAAGCAGTTGGATGAAAGAGAAAGCGCTATTAAAAATTACAGTCCTTCTCCCATCAAATGTAGTTCATCAAAAACAGATATCAGAAAAGAACCTACGGCTGAAGATATACTCCTAATGGAAGAGTATAGGCGTGGAGTATATCAAGGAGATTAAATCATTAATAATTAAATAATTATGAGTAATAGTATTCAAATCAAAGTGGAGGAGCTTAACGCACTTCCAGCAACGAAAATTGTCGAAAATGAGAAAGTTGAACAGAAGTTTGTCGGCATGTATAACGCTATTTGGGGCACAGAAATGGGTGAACAGGTTTATAACCGCGAGAAGTTTCATTTCAATAAATTATTGACTGAAACGCCAGCTTTACAGGAATGTACAAAACTGTCCCTCTTTGGTTGTTTTCTTGATATGGCGGTGAATGGTCTTTCACTTGACCAATCAGGCAGGCCACAGTGTTATTTAATTCCCCGTAACGTTAAGGTAAAGACTCCTAGCGGTGATATGTGGGAAAAGCGAGCAGGACTTACTGTTTCTGCCTACGGTGAAGTATATATGCGACAACGCGCCGGACAGGTCCGCTATGTAGATAATCCTGTAGTAGTATTTGAAGGTGACAAATTCCGCCCTATTATCGGAGTAAATGGTGCTAAATCTATAGAGTACGAAGGAGCTTTCCCGAGAAAATCAGATAAGCCGGTTGCCGTATTTATCCGCATTGTACGCAATGATGGGTCAGTTGATTATTCTTGGATGATGGAATCTGATTGGAAGCGTCTATCAACCTTTTCTGCAAAGCAAAACAAGGGAACTGCAAACTCCCTGTATACCTCTAACGGTGGATTTATTGATACCGGATTCCTTGAAAACAAAATGATTAAACATGCTTTTGATGCATATCCAAAAGTGCGAACGGGCAATTATACATCTATGGAGACACAACAGGAAGAACCTGTTATTGATTACGGGCTAGTAGATGAAGAAAAGGTTAATGAGCCTGTTCAATCTGTAGCCTCTGCAGATGATACCAAAATACCTTTTGGGGAAGAAAAACAATTAGACGCTCCGGATCCCGTTCAAGTGGCAGTATCTGACGATGATGCAGACGGAGGCTTCTAGCTATTACTAACCAATTTAAGAAAACGATTATGGCAACAGAATTAATCAAAATAGACGAAGTAAAAAACATTTTTTCATCATTTCCCGAAATTATGGGAAGGAATACTCTCTCCGTAAAAAAATGTAATGAAGCAGGGCAGGCTCTCCTTGATACAATCGAGGGAGAAGGTATGAATGAAACGATAGATCAGGCTGCAGCTGACTTCTTGAAAAAAGTAAATACTACTCTCAAGAATATGGACGAACGTCGCAAGCCCATCACGCAGATATTCGACAAAGTTCGTTCTTTCTTTACTTCACAAGAAAAAGAAATTGATCCTAAGGATTCTTCTACAATCCCCGGAAAGCTTGTAGCAAAGCGCAATGAGTATGCTAAGTTCAAATATGAAGAAGAGCAGAAGAGAAAGAAAGAAGCCGAGCAAAGAGTATTAATCAATAATGAAAAGGTAAGCTATCAACAAGCAATAGAAAATGGACTTCTTTCTTATTTCAGTTCATATCTATCTTCTAAGGTAACCGAGCTGCAGAATATTTTTTCGGGATTGACTTATGTAAACTTTGATAGAGAAGTAATCGGTATAACTGTTTTCCAAACTGATTACCCGAAAGCTCATTTTGATAAATTCACTGCTGAATATGCTACCTATTATATCAATAAGGAGATAAAAGCAGAGATTCGCAAAAATACATTGCTGGGTAAATATGAGCAATATGCTCAACAGTATAAGGCTAAAATTTCAAGTGTTAAACAAGATCTTATCGACCGTATTCCGTCTAAGCGTAAAGAGTTGGCTGAATTGGAACAGCTTCGCTTGGCAAATGCAGAAGAAGCCGCAAAAGCAGAAGAATTGCGCAAACAACGAGAAGCAGAAGAGGCAGCCAAACAATTACAAGAGTTAAAGAGAAAGGAAGAAGCAGATAGGCAGGAGGTTGCAATGAAAACGCAACAAAGCTCAATCGGTAATCTTTTTGCTGGTGCTGCTGCATCTGTTGCACCTCCACCGACAAACGCTAAGGTAAAAGAAAAGATTGTTGTTCTTCATCAGCAAGGATACCTGGAAATATTTCAGATGTGGTGGATAGGCGAGGGGCAGACTCTTCCTTTTGATGAGTTAGAGAAGATCTTTAAAAAGATGACTACATACTGCGAGAAGAAAGCAAACAGTAAAGATCAGACACATATTGAATCACAATTCATCAGCTACGAAGCAGATGTGAAAGCTAAATAGTTATGTCAAATCCCGATTCATACTATTCACGTTCGGAAGTCAGTAATTCAGATCTGACAGAGCTTAAAAACTATCTTTATCCCCGTGTTCAATACGGGGATAAAGAAAAGGCTTTCAAGTTCGGTACTCTCGTAGATGCTCTTATCACAGAGAATGACCGTGTCCGGTATGACAAGCTGATGGTAGACGATTACTTGTATACGACAGAAGAATTTGAGCTAGGGCTTGAAATGCGTAAGGCGCTCCGGAAAGAGGCGGAGAAAGATCAATTCCTGGCTGTCGTGTTGGCGCAATCTGATACACAGAAGTTCATGGTAAATAAGCAGCAGGAGTTCTATTATGGAAATTTTGCCTACCATCTTGATACACGATGTAAATGGGATTGGTGGTTGTCTGCTTACAATTTTGGAGGTGATTTAAAAACGACTTTTGCAGAGTCACAGGCGCAATTTGATGAAGCTATCGACTTTTTCGACTGGGACCGTTCCCGTGCCTGGTATATGGATATTGCAGGGAGCAATAGAGATTTCATCTACGCAATCTCAAAAAAGAACTGTAAAATCTTCAAGCATTTTATCACCGACCGTAACCACCCTACGTATATCAAGGGGAAAGAGAAATACGAGGACCTTGCTTTTAAATGGTGGCAACTAATGGTTTAAATATATTTTAAGTGAAAACAATATGAACTTACTAATCACTCCAAAAGAACAAATTTTGGCTGAATTACAAAATATTGATTCTTTTCTCAATATCACAATGAGCGAAAATGCTGAAGAAGCCGTACAGCGTGGCAATGACCTGGCTGTATATGTTGCTCGCTCCGGCAAACTGCTTGCAGACTCGAAATACTGGCTTAATGAGACAATGAAGTCCGAGGTCATGCAAACACTCGTCGATACAGCTAAAAATGCGAAAGCGACAGCAACAGCGATAAATGCCCTAATTAGTTCTTTATGCCGGGAGGAGCGATATCTCGTCGATTGGTGCGAACGTTGTAACCGGACAGCAACACATCAATTATCATGGTGTGTAACTGTGATAAGTAAAGCAAAAGAGGAAATGAAAATGGCCGGAATGCATAACAACAAAAAGTAATTATCATGAAAATTTTAAGAAAAATTACAATCGGACTGGCCGTTGTCGGCCTGTTTACAGCATTATCTTTTTCTCAAAGAGAAGATGCAACATCAAGAGAAATAACTACGGCTGCCGTCATGGGAGTTGTATCAACATTTAGTATTATCACTTTATCAACCAAAGAAGATTATGGAACAAGCAAAAAATGAGATTAAAAAGGCGGTCGTTAAGAAAGACCGGCTGAATGTTGTGTATAATGAACGCTTCTCTGAAGCAAACTACACGAATGTAATTAACAAGAGCTGCGATCAGATCATTCACAGCGATTTAAGGGAGGCGTTTATTCGGCTTAGATTGCATCTCGTCGTATTGTGTGAACAGCCAGAGGCTTCTAATATCAACAAGGATAGCTTTTCTTCTCCGGGCTATGCAGAGACACTAGAAAATTATATCATTACAGGTTATGCAAATGACAGCGTCGATGGTGTTTCTGGAATTACTATCATGGGGTCTAAACTTCTTCAGTCCGGTAAAGTTGTTGATCTAAAAATCTTCGTCCCTCTTCTTGATGAACAATACCCTTACTATGAGGAATTAAGTATTGACGCTGCCGCTTGTGATGCGGAAGTTGAAAGTTATCTGTTTGAAGAAAAATGGGGAGTCAGACAGGAACGACTGGATTTCGAAACAGATGAACCGGAAGAAGCCGTCGTAATTGAAGAAGAAAAGCCGAAAGGGAGGGGGCGCAAGAAGCGCTTAGAAACTCCTGCACCTCTTGACGCAACCGCATAAATCACTCTTGGGGGATTAATTTCCCCCATTAAACAACACTCTAAATCATGAATATTGAATTAAAAGGAGATAATTTCGAATTATCATTCAACTATAAGACTTCTATTATAGAACGGGTTCGGCAGATTCCCGGAAGACGTTTTGACGGTGCTAGAAAAGTTTGGATAGTACCTACACGGAGTAGAGTTGATCTTGAAAGAATGATTTATCAGATACAGCAGTTTGAAAATATAAATTGGGTGAGCGGAACTACAAAGAAAGAGGAAGATATTGCTTATGATGTTCCGGAACTTCCAGATCTAACAATTCCGCATAGCTTAAAAATTCAGCCTTATCCCTATCAACTCAAAGGTATTGCCCGGGGATTGGAGCTAAAGCGCTTCATGAACTGCGATGAACCAGGACTCGGAAAGACATTACAAAGTATTGCTACCATCAATCTAGCGAACGCTTTTCCCTGTCTTGTCATTTGCCCATCATCATTGAAAATCAACTGGCAACGGGAATGGGAGAAGTTTACGGATAAAAAAGCAATGGTACTTACAGATAAAGTACGTGATACATGGACCTTCTTTTATCAAACAGGAATGCATCAAGTCTTTATCGTAAACTATGAATCACTAAAGAAATACTTCGTACAACGCATAAAGAAAGCCGAAGGCTGGACGCTGCGCGATGTGGAATTTAGAAACTCAATCAATTTATTCAAGTCTGTTATCATTGATGAAAGCCATCGCTGTAAGTCTGCATCTACTCAACAGGCAAAGTTTTGCAAGGGTATTTGTACAGGTAAAGAATGGGTGATAGAGCTTACAGGAACACCGGTAGTAAATCGGCCTAAAGATTTGATTCCACAGCTGGCAATTCTAAACCGTATGGATGATTTCGGTGGCTACAAACCATTTGTTAACCGGTACTGCTCCGGACAAAGAGAAGCATCGAATTTGAAAGAATTGAACTTCAATTTATGGAAATATTGTATGTTTCGTCGTGAAAAGTCTCTCGTCCTTACAGATCTTCCAGATAAGATACGCCAGGTAAATACATGTGAAATTACTAATCGTAAGGAGTATATGGATGCAGAGCGTGATCTTATTATGTATCTACAGAAATATAAGGATGCCGACGATGAAAAGATTGAAAAGGCTCTGCGAGGGGAAGTCATGGTACGTATCAATATTCTACGGCAGATCTCCGCACGTGGAAAAGTACGCGATGTTATTGAATTTGTGAAAGACTTCAGAGAGAATGGAAAGAAGATAATTCTCTTTTGTTCGCTTCATGAAGTTGTAGATCAACTGAAACGTTACTTTCCCACTGCCGTATCTGTTACCGGTAGAGATTCGCAGGATGAGAAGCAAAGAGCGGTTGATGCCTTTCAGAACAATCCAAAAGCGGATATAATCATTTGCTCGATAAAAGCAGCTGGAGTTGGTTTAACGCTTACTGCATCAAGTAATGTCGCTTTTGTTGAATTCCCTTGGACTTATGCTGATTGCTGTCAGTGTGAAGACCGGGCACACCGTATCGGGCAAAAAGACTCTGTTACCTGTTACTACTTCCTTGGCCGGCGCACTATTGACGAAAAGGTTTATCGAATAATTCAAGAGAAGAAAAATATCGCTAATGCTGTAACAGGTTCTACCGAGGATATAGAAGAAAATATTGTCGATATGGTTGCACGTATCTTTGATACTGATTATGATGATGAATAATTTAAGTCTGCTAACCAGGCTGAACTGGTGACCAAATGATTTCTCCATTGATATATCTGAAGTGTATTGAGGAACGGTTTGCAACCTTCTCTCCTGAAAAAGTAAATTCTTTATGAAAATTCTCACTTTCATGGTTAATGGTAATAACCAATGTATCATTTGTCGTGACTTTCTCTGTATTGATTTTATAAGATACAGATGTTTCAAGTCTACTTGAAGGGCGGATTGTTCTATTACGATATATTGTTGACATATATTTGTTTTTTTGCAAATATAATAATAATAAACTAATAAGCCTTGGGCGGCTTTATAAAACCCAATATTAGAAAGTATGAATAAACTTGGAATTTTGGCGGCTATCGTATTTGTCGCAATTGTTGTGGGATGTTTTGTTACCATCCCTTATTATAACGTTTGGCAGCAAGAAATGTCTGGAAAGGCTGAATTCGCTAAAGCAGAACAAAACCGTAAAATAAAGATTGAAGAAGCTAAAGCTAATCTGGAAGCTGAAAAACTGAATGCCCAAGCTGAAATCGAACGTGCCAAAGGTGCTGCCGAAGCGATTAAAATTGAAAATGGAAGTATTACTCCTGCATATATCCAATATTTGTGGGTACGTCAACAAAGTAATCTGAATGATAAAACTGTGATATACATACCAACGGAAACAAACCTTCCTGTTTTGGAAGCGTCGAGAAATAAATAATAAATCTGCTATGCGGTAGATTCTTGTTTACCGCATAGTTCAAATCAATATGGAAATAATCAAACTAACAAAGAAAGAAGAGGAATGGATTAAAGAACTGAAGATATTAATCCGGAAGAAACCAAAATCATTAATCCTCTTTGCTGACGGCAATTTGAATATCTTGAAAGGAAGTAAAGAAAATCCCTCATGTGAAAAAGAAAACGGGTTAATGGATGGAAACAGAGTCGTGGACTCTATTTTATTTGCTTGTGATGGTGGAGCTTTTTAATTCAAATAAAGATAGACATGAGCGCTTTTGTAAAACATTTCAATAAGAAAGCACCTCACAGGTGGTATAAGGAAGGAAAGAAGATATTTCAATTAACCCCTGAAGGTATGTTTGATAAAGAATCTCGATATTTTCATTGTGAATATATCGAAAACAACTATAAGAGAGGATGTTACATTATAGGGTTTAATCTTTATGATGATATGATCCAAATAACAGAGGATGAGTGGAAGAACGCTTTGAAAAATTGTATAAACCCATATTAAAGACTAGAATAGATATGAATGATTATAAAGATAAATATGGATATACAACTCGTAGGAAAATAGAAGTTCCCCAAAGAGAGTTGACTATTCGAGGACATAAGGTGTCTGACATTAAAAGAGAAGATATTGAAAATTTCTGTAAAGCAAGAGCCATTCCACCTGAATGGTTGGTGAGTGAGCTTATCAAAGAAATTGATTAATGTAAAACAATAAAAGAAAAAATAAACTATGCAGTACATATTGACTGAAGAAGAATACAAAAAACTAACTCCTCTTAGAAATGTAGAAGAGTTGGAAGGAAAAATACAGCTACTTAATGATAAGGTAATGATACTTAGTAATCATCCATGTAGTAATGAAAAAGAAAGGATAATTGTTTCATTTTATTGTGATGATTGTCTTATAGGTGCATTTGGAACCAATACGTGTAAAAAGTATCAACGATATTCTAAATGAGAAATTAGAAATGAAACAAAGCAGAATGTGTACAGTAAGTCACGGAAATTGCTCAAGAAGTCCAAACCTTCGGGGAGGTAGTTTAAAGGCTATCTTGCTATGCAGCACCTCTTCTGCTTTGTTTTTATAAAGATTTAAACAAACAGATATATGAGTAAAGATATGAAAGAAGCTGCAAAACAATATGCAGAAATAGAAATGAAAAAGGTGCTGAATGTTCGTGCAACGGCAGAACGTTCTTTTATCGCTGGTGCAAAATGGGCAGAAAAGAATAAAGCAAATTCTAAAGCTATGTGCCTTAGAGATAAAACGAAGGAATGCAACTTGTGCCACGAATGCGATGTGAGTGTATTGAATCCAAGTTATTAACGTAAAACGGATAAGAATTGAATGAAACGTCCACAGAGTAATGGATTATTCGAAGTTGCAGGAGGTCAAGAGAAAGAACGTGGCTTCTGCTGCATGAAACTGATAACTTTCCTCTCTGCTAATAATGTAACAGATTGGGATGAATGGCATGGAGCGCATCTTTCTGCTATGTCAGGGAGATGTCCCTATGCTTCGCAGTGCCCGATTCATGAGAGAACGATAGCAGTAGTAGGTAGAAGACCAATACAATTTAGCTTATTTTGAATAATGACTAAAGAAAAGTGCATTTTATGTGGAAGAGAAACGGTATCGGTTATTAAAACTGGTACCGACTTTATGTGTTATAATTGCTATGCAGATCAGCGTAATCCTCCACGTTCAAAAGAAGTGCATAATAACGAGGAAGCTCGCATACAAACAGAGTTTTTTAAACTTATTCCTCTATATTTCCCTAATATACCTGACAAACTTATATTTGCCGTTCCGAACGGTGGAAGCCGTCATATACGTGAAGCTGCTAACCTGAAACGTCAAGGAGTAAAGCCTGGTGTTTCTGATGTGATCGTACTTATTCCCAAAAAGGGTTTTGCTTCTCTCTGTATAGAGTTTAAAACGAAGGTGGGGAAACAATCAGAATATCAAAAAGAGTTTCAAAAACAGGCTGAAAGTTGCCGTAATAAGTACGTGGTAGTCCGAAGCGCATCACAGGCAATCGAAGAACTAAGGAAATATCTTTTTTAGTAGAAGTGTAGTGGGGGATACCAAATCTCTATGAAGTCGTACTGAAAGTTTTCTGCAAAAATAGATCGTATATTGAATGACAGAGAATAGTTGTCTTTTTGCTATCTTTGTTCTAAAATTATTTATATGACATTTGAAGAAGCAATTGCTCTTATTGAGCGAATAAAAGACCAGGTTGTCGGTGCTCCAGTTAAAGGTAGGCTCATTGAATCTTTGTTCATTGGGCCAACCAACTGGGATGAAATGCATGTCTTTATGAATATCAGTTTGCAAAAAGGAGAGGATGAAGCTATCAACGAGTTTATCGGAAAAAGTTTCTCTGTGTATGGCAGGTCAGTAACTTATATTAATCCGGATCTTCCGCGGTGGGATGTAACTGTGTTAGACGATTGGGAAAAGACGATATACAATTAAAGAGGTAGCTTATTCGGCTACCTCTGTTTCTATCGGAACCAAAGGAGAACAGTTTTCTCGGTTTACAACTATATCACGCATATTAGGCTTATTATTAAAATTACGGGATATGTTTTTTATTAGATCAATATAATTATCTGCCCCATCTTCATACTGTCGATAAAAGACTTTAATTGATATACAATTATCATGCTCAAATAAAGTATTTAATAACGTCCGATCAGAGTTTCCACAAGAATGGGTAGTGTAAAATAAACTGTGTCACGCATTATTTATCTCTAGAAAACTCATCGG